GCTGGCGGGACAGAAGCTCGGCGGCGAGCTCGCCCCGACGATCATGCTTGCCGGCCTCAGCCCTGAGCAGAAGACAGCCTACCGCGTGGCCGACAACAAGCTTGCCCTCAATGCCGGCTGGAACAATGAGCTGCTGATCGCAGAGCTGCAGACGCTCACGGGCGCGATCGACCTGGCTGCCATGGGTTTCAGCCAGGTCGAGCTGGAGTCACTGCTGGCGCCCGATAGCGATCCTCATGCCGAATGGGCCGGCCAGGGGATGCCCGGCCATGAGCAGGATGCTGACAAGCCGTTTTTCAGCATCATGGTGCATTTCAAGAACGAGGCTGCCGTGCATGAATTCTCGAGGCTCGTCGAGCAGCACATCAACGTCAATTTGCGCCGCATGCATTTCCTCTGGTTTCCGAAGCAGGAGGACATCACGGTCGAGGCTGGGGAATGACCATCCACGTCGCGCACCTGCGCTGGCATTCCAGCCTGCCCGATCCGAATCCCCGCTATCCCGTTTTCATTCCATCGCGCGGCCGAGCCGACACCTGCATCACCATGCGGTGGCTCGATCGCATGGGCGTGCCTTACCGCGTCATCGTCGAGGCGTTCGACTTCGATGCCTATGCCAAGGCGCTCGGGCCTGACAGGCTGCTCGTTCTGCCGCAGCGCTATCTGGACGAGTACGAGACCTGCGATCCGATCGGCGATGCCAAGGGTATGAAGGCGCACGGGCCAGGTTGTCCACGTAATTATGCATGGGACATCGCCGTGCAGGAGGGTGCGGCCTGGCACTGGACGATGGATGACAACATCATGGGTTTCTATCGCATCCATCGAAACAACAAGATCCATTTCGGCGATGGCTCGTTGTTCCGGTGCATGGAGGATTTCGTCGCCCGGTATAGCAACATCGCCCTGGCCGGGCCGGCGTATGAGATGTTTGCCCCGAGGAGGAACAAGGCGCCGCCCTACATCCTCAACGGGCGGATCTTCTCATGCCAGCTGATCCGCACCGATGCCCCGTTCCGCTGGCGCTGCAGATACAACGATGACGTGGACCTGTGCCTGCGCATGCTCAAGGCAGGCTGGTGCACGCTCGAGTTCGTTCACTTCCTGCAGAAGAAGATGGGCACGCAAAGGGTGCCGGGCGGGAGCACGGATACGATCTATCGCGACGGGACGCTGCGGAAATCACAGCTCCTGGTCGCCCTGCATCCCGATGTCGCGCAGCTGACCTGGCGCTACAACCGCTGGCATCACCACGTCGATTACGCGAGATTCCCGAACAAGCTCGTGCGCCTCGCAGATCAGCCGCCCATCCCTGACTATGGCCTTCACCTACGACAAAAGGTTGCACGGGCCGCGCCCTGACACTACATTTCTCAGCGCCTCCATTCAGTGTCAGGAGGCGCTTAGGCGACCGAGTATGTTGCTTCTAACTCAAACCGCCGGTTCGTTGCAGTCCCGGCGGTTTTTTCTTGAGCGGATGGCGGTCAGGTTTTCAGTTCAGGGGGACGAGCCGCCGCTGTGCGTCGCTCTGCTGGAGTGCAAGATCGGCGGCAAAGGTCAGCGATGGATCTGGGACGATCAGCAGGTTACGGGATACTGCACTTGCAATCGGCTTCGCAGGCTGCTCGCCTTTGTGCATGTCTCTCCATGCACCGATGCCAAGGGTCATGACGATCAGCGCGAGGAGAGCGAGCATGCTGACGGTGATGAGCTTCCCTCTGCGCGTCATTGGCATCGACGATTCGGTGCCATAGTCGAGCGCTGGCTCCGGTTCAATGCCGATGCGCTTCATGGCAGCAAGCGGATCAGGCCCGGAAGCAGCTGGGATCAGAGGCGGAAGGCAGACGACACAGATCAAGCCGATGACGGGCGAGAGCAGGAGGCTGATGAGCGACCAGCCGAAGACCGAGCGATTGCGGCTGCCGGCAATGATGCCGACAACGATTGACAGCATGAGCCAGAAGAAAACGATAGGCATGGTGGCATGTTCCTGTTGCATGTAGTTTGGATAAGCAGCCTAATATGGGGATTTTCTGCCGTATTTCCAACGCCGTAGGTCCCGCCTGCTAACGCCTTGTAGGACCTGAATTTATTTTTCCTGGAAAAATGTTCTCAAAACGTTTCACGTGAAACGTTGACAGAACAGCAGCTGCACGCGCAGTATGCAGCACATTTGCCGCCGTGGGCCTTGCCCCCGGCGGCTTTTTCTTTTGGGGGCTGCGAATGGACGGCGGACTCTTCCGCGATATCACGGGCATCATCCACAAGGATGCGGCCATCGGCGATGACCTGACCGAGATCGACGACCGCATCTTCAACTGCATCGCCTCGACCTCGGGCGAGGATCGCTACGGCGACACCATCGCGCAGGATTGGGACCTCGCCGACTTCTGGAAAAACCCAGCTCTGCTCTTGAGCCATGACGGCGGGCTGCTGCCCATCGGCAAGGTCATCGACTTCAAGAGCCTGCCGATGCCGGGCATGAAGCCGCCGTATGACGGCGACAGCATGCCGATGATGTCGCTGGCAAAGGCGCAGCTCACCCCGCCTGGCACGCATCCCATGGCCGATCTCGTGCATCGGCTGATCAAGGTCAATTTCCTGAAGGGCATGAGCGTCGGATTCATGCCCGGCAAGTCCGATCAACGCCTGATCGAGGGCAAATGGAAGGGAGGTTACAACTTCACCAAAAACAAGCTGGTCGAGCTGTCGGTCGTCGCAGTCCCGGCGAATCCAGATGCCGTGCTGCTGGCCCGCAACTTCGGCGCCGGTCCGCAGGAGCTGCGGACCCTCTTCTGCGCACCCAAGCCCGCCGAGCCTGGCATCACGGCAAGGATGCGCCGCTATCAAGCTGATCTCGAGAAATTCCGCATCCGTTACGGCCGGAGCCTCGGCCGCTGATCTTGAAAGGGTTGTAACCCATGGCCCGTCTATCCGAAAAAATCGCTGAGCTGCACAAGCAGCGCGCTGCACTCGTGACCGCCTATGAGGCGACGGTCAGCAAGTATGTCGAGGAGGATCGCGACCCGACCGAGGAGGAGCAGAAGGAGCAGACCGAGCGGCGAAGCCAGCTCGACAAGCTTGATCCTCAGCTCGACGGTCTCGAGCGTGATCTGCGCACGATCGCGACCAGGGCGCAGCCGGCCACGATGCCGGGCAACATCATCACCCTGCCGGCACAGCCCTCGAGCATCGAGCGCGACGGCAGCGGCAGGATTGTCCGCATCGGCAATCCCGTGGTCGATGAATTCCCCGGCGCCGGCTTTGTCCGCATGGTCATCGCCAACGCCCTGGGCAAGCATCGAGCCGAGGAATATGCGTCGTGGCGCTGGGGCAACAAGGACTTCGCCGATCTCCTCAAGCAATACGATTGGATGACACGCGCCGCCGTCCCGCCGATGAATACCGGCGAGGCCATCGGCTCGGGCGGCGGCTCTGCCCTGATCGTGATCCAGCATCTCGGTGCGCAGTTCGTTGATATCCTGCGTCCGAAGCTGGTCGTTGCGCGGATGCCCGGCACTATCCAGATCAACTTCGCCGGGGCCGGAAAGCTTCTCATCCCCCGGCAGATCGGCGGCGTCACCGGCAGCTATATCGGTGAGGGTCTATCGCTCACCGTGCAGCGGCTCAACTTCGATCAGATCGCGCTCACGCCGTCGAAGCTTGGCGTGCTCGCGGCACTGACCAACGAGCTGCTGCGCCGTGCCGATCCGGGAATGGAGCGGCTGCTCCTGAACGACTTGACTGCCGGCACGGCACGGACGATCGATGCAGCCTTCATGGCTACGGTCGTGGCGGCGCCGGCGCCCAATGGAATCCTGACCTACAATCCCGTGCTCGCAGCTGGTGCAATTCCGGCGGCAGCCACGGTCAATCAGGTCAGCGATGCCTTGCGGGCAATCATCACGGCGCTTCGTATCGCCAATGTCCCGATGGATTCACCGTGCTGGATCTTCAACCCTCGCACGGTCGAATATCTGCGACTGCTGCGCGGGACTACGGTTGAAATCTATGCGTTCAAGGATGAGATCGATCAGGGCAAGCTGCTCGGCTTCCCGATCGTTGATTCGACGACCGTGCCGATCAGCGGCGTCGATCAGAGCGTGCCTTATGTCCTGATCGACAGCGCACAGGTCATCTGGGCTGATGACTTGCCGCCCATCATCGATTCGAGCGAGGAAGCGACGATCCAGGCCGATACGGCACCGGCCTCGCCGCCTATTGCACCCTATGTCTCGGCATTCCAGCAGGACCTGGTGATTTCCCGCATCAGGATGTCGCACAGCTGGTCAGTTCGCTACAACGCAGCCGTCTCGTGGGGATCATCGCTAGTCTGAGCAAAGGAGTTCGTCTTCTCTCATGAACCTCAAAACGGGCGCCCGCAATCTCAGCAACACCGATGCCTCAGTCCCTGACAACTGGGGCGCCCGCTTTTCCTCTTTGTGGAGAAAAATATGCGCGTTCTATGCCTGATGCCCTTTGACTTCCGTGATCGGCGGCGCAAGCAAGACGAGATCCTCGAGGTCTCGGATGCAACCGAGCTCGAGCGTGCCGATCTCGACCTGCGTGCCCGACAGGGCATCGTCCGCTTTTTGCAGACGGCTGATATGGAAGCCGAGCCGGCAACGCGCGGCTACAAGAGGCGCGGCTGATGGGCATCCTCGCCCGCATCGGCCATGGCCTCGAGCTGCTGACGCCGACCTGGCTCAGACGCCAGGGAGCCGGCGGCTGGCGCGTGACCATGCCCGCCACCTATTGGCAGCAGGGCCTGTCGCCGCTGCGGCCGAACGAGATCACCTATTCTGCCGTCTTCGCTGCGGTCGATCGCATCTCCAGCGATATCGCCAAGATCCCCTTGCGGCATTGGCAAAAGCAGCCGAACGGCACGCGCATCCTCCTCGACAACAGCCCGGCACTCAGCGTCTGGCGCAGGCCGAATCCCTATCAGACCTATTTCGATCTGATGAAGTCGATCGTCATGAGCCAGCTCTATCGCGGCAATGCTTACGTCTACTGCTACATGAACAACCGGAATCAGGTCCGTGAAATGTACTGTCTATCACCGGACCGCTGCTGGCCTTACATCTATGAGGGCGAGGTCTTCTATCGCGTGGGGCAAGATCCTTTTGCCGATATCCGCATCGATGAAATGGTGCCGGCCCGCTTCATCATGCATCACCGCATGGCAACCCTGAACAATCCGATTATCGGCGTCTCGCCTCTGGTCGCGGCTGCAGCGACGGTTGCTGCCGGCCAGAGCATTCAGAGCCACTCGGCAACCTTCTTCGGCAACATGGCGCGACCGTCCGGCTATTTGACCACGGCCGGCAAGCTCGATCGCCAGAAGGCCGAGGACATCAAGAAGCGTTGGACCGATTACCATGGCGGGCCTGGCCAGTCCGGCCGCACCGCCGTCCTCGAGCAGGGCCTCGAATACAAGCAACTGACCATGACGGCGGTCGATGCACAGCTCATCGAGCAGCTGCGCTGGACCATCGAGGATATCGCGCGGGTCTTTCAGATCCCGGCATTCCTCATCGGCGATATGACCCGGATGATGGCGCGCAGCTCCGAGAGCCTGATGAAGATCTATTACGGCTCCTGCCTGATGGCACATTTCCGCGGGCTGATCGAGCGCATGAACATGTTCTATGAATTGAACCCGGTGCAGGAGTACCTCGAATTCGACATCGACGAACTCTACGCCACCGAGTTCGATGTTCGCGTCACCTCCTGGGCAAAAGCCGTGCAAGGCGGCCTGGCTTCGCCGAATGAAGGCCGCGACGGCGCCTTCGGCTTCAATCCGGTTGACGGCGGCGATGATGTCTTCATGCAGCAGCAGATGATCCCGATCGACATGCTCGGCGATCTGGCAAAGGGACAACTGCCCGGTACAGCGCCCGCCGAGCCGACCGATATCAATATCGAGGCCGCGCTGGCAAGCGAGCTCCGGCGCCGGCTGGCGCAATGGGCAGCATGAACGCCCAGGATCTGGCCCGCTACGTCTTCGATGCCGTCGAGCCGATGGTGCTGCGGGTGCGGCGCGAGCAGCAAGAGCGCCAGGAAAAATTCGAGGAGGCGCTGCAGGCAAAGTTCGAGGCCGGCATGCGCGTGCTCATCCGCGAGATGATTCAGGAGGTGCTCGCCATGCCCGCCAGGATGGGCCAGGTGAGCAGCTTCGTCGTCGGCATCGTCTACCTGGCCGGCTCGATCGTCACGCATCGCGGCGGCACCTGGCAGGCCCTGGACAACACCAGCAGCGAGCCCGGCGACAGCGGGCTCTGGCGCCTGCTGGCAAATGGTCTCACCGACATCGGCGGCTTCATGAGCGAGGATGATCCAAGGTTGCTGACGCTCCAGCATCACCTGGCCTCGGGTGACACGATCAATCTAGAGGTCCGTCTGCCGTGCCCGATCCATCGCGGCCTCTGGCGCGCCGATGCCGTGCCCTATCAGCAGGGTGATGAGGTCGCCTGGAACGGCTCGAGCTGGCGCGCAGTGCGCGAGACCACGGCTTGTCCTCCCGGCCCTGACTGGCTGCTGGTGGCGCAAGCCGCTCGGACGCGGGAAAAATCATGATCCCCGGCGAGTTCAGCTGGAGCGGTTGGAATGCCTGGTCGGCGCAGACCTTGCGCTATGCCTGGCCGGTGGAGCAAGCCTATCGGCTGCAAGTGCTGCAGCGCGATCCGACGGTGCTCGTCATTCCCTTTGCTGATGCCTGCGATCATCTGCGTCTCGGTGCTCCCAGCGACCCCGAGGCGGCCGTGCAGCAATCGCTCGTCGAGCGTCTGGTGCGCGCGGTGAGCTTCGAGGTCGAGCGCTACATCGACATGGCACTGTCGCCGCAGCAGTGGAGGCTCTACACCGCCGGCATTCGCGGCGGCAGCTTCGCCTATGATCCGCTCACCATGCCGGGAGGCTATTACGCGCTCGCCGGGCGTCAGGTCTTCATCATGCCGAAGGCGCCGCTGGTGAGCGTCGAAAGCATCACCATCGATGGCACTCTCATCGATCCCGCGACCTATGGCGTGCTGCCCGATGATCATCTCGGCGGGATCGTCTTCGGCAAGCCGGTCTTTCCTGCCTCGCTGCGCTATCCCGATTCCGTCATCATCGATTTCACCTGCGGCTATGCCGATCCCAGCGCCATCCCCGAGGACATCAAGCAGGCCATGTTCCTGACGCTCGGGACCTGGTTCGTCAATCGCGAGGGCGCCATGGGCTACCAGCTCTATCCGATGACGGACAAGCTGGGCGACGTTCCCGGCGTCAGCAGCCTGCTCGATCACTATCGCACGCCGGTGCTTGCATGAGACAGATGATCGGGCCTGGTCAGCGCAATCGCTATGTCGCCCTCTACAAGCCGGATGCCGGCCAGGATGGCTACGGTCAGCCGCTCTCGACCTACAGCTTCGTCGGCTTTGTCTGGGCCGATATCAGGCCGGTCACGCAGCATGAATATGTGGCGAGCCGGCAGACCGAGGCGAGGATCGATGCCGTCTTCCGCCTGCCCTGGCGCACGGCGAGGGATGTGCAGGCAACCTGGATCATCGTCTATGACGGCCAGACCTATGACATCCAATCGCAGGGGATGATCGGTTATCACGAGGGCCTGCAGCTCCTGACGCGCGTGAGGCAGCAGTAATGGCGTTCACCGTCGAGGTCAAAGGACTGTCTGAAATGCAGCGGATGCTGTCGCAGCTGCCGGGAGTCCTGCAAGAGAAGATCGGCGTCGATGCCATGGCCAAGGCGGCACAGGTCATCCAGGCCGAGGTGACGACGCGTGCACCCGTGCGGGCCTCGAGCGGGCATGAGGACGGCAAGAAGGTTTCGCGGCGTCAACATCGGCGCCGTTATCCCGGCAACCTCAAGCAAAACATCCATGTTCGGCGCGTTCAGGCTGAAAGCGGCAGCATGATCAGCTTTGAAGTCGGACCTTCGGGTGCTGCCTGGTATGGGCGCCTGGTCGAGCTGGGCACCTCGAGGGCGGCAGCACACCCCTTCTTGCGCCCGGCTGTCGATGCCAAGGCGCAAGACAGCATCGATACCTTTGCCCACGTCCTCGAGGAGGACCTCGAAACTGCTGTGAGGCAGGCATCATGACGGACCGCGCAACCGTGCTGGCAGCGCTGCAGACGCTCAATTTCGAATACAACTTGAGGGCGTTCATGCTGGCTGATGCCAATCTGCAGAGTCTCGTTGCCGATCGCATCTTTCCTGCACCTGCACCGCAGAACACGCCGGCGCCGTACATCACCTTTCAGCGCGTCTCGACCGATCGCGTCTATGACATCTACGGCTATGCCAAGCTGTGCGGGCCGCTGGTCCAGATCGACAGCTGGTCGGATGCGCCGGAGTACAATGGCAGCTATGCCGAGGCCCGGCTGATCGGCGAATCCGTGCGCCAACTCCTGAACGGCTTCCGCGGAATGATGGGTCCGCTGGTCGTCCAGGAGACGACGATCAGTGCCGAGCGCGACCTGTTCGAGGCGCAGGATCACACGCGCCGGCTCAGCTTCGATTTCCGCTTCTGGTTTGCAGAAGATGACGGGCAACCATAGGGAGGGCCACCATGGCAAGCAATGCAATCCGCACGCAAGGCACGAAAATCGAATACCTCGAGACGGCGCCGACGACCTATGCGGTTCTCGGCGAGGTCATCAGCTTCGATGGTCCGGGCGGCAAGGCCGTGATCATCGACATCACCAATCTGGCAAGCACGGCGAAGGAGAAACTGCCGGGCCTGCCGGATGAAGGCGCATTCACCCTGACCTGCAATTTCGCGGGCAAAGATGCCGGGCAGCAGGCAATGCATGATGCGCGTGCTCAGCAGACGGTCGTCGGTCTGCGCGTCACGCTGACAGATGGCACCGTCTTGACCTTCAATTGCTATTGCCTTGAGTACAAGCTTGCCGGCAAGGCCGACAGCAAAGTCGAGGTCACGCTCACATTCGAGATCACGGGCGCGGTCACGCCGACCTGGGGGACGCTGCTGGCGGCGGCTGCGTGATGGCGTGGACCCGCGAGCAGATCCTCGCCGTCAGAGACTTGCCGCTGCGGGAGGTCCACGTCCCGGCATGGGATGGCGCCACCGTGTGGTTGCGGACGATCTCGGCAGCCGAGCGCGATCGCTACTTTCTCCTGTCGCGCAAGTCGCCGGATGCCAGCGATGTGGACCCGGAGAATTTTCGCGCCCGGTTTCTCGTCTTCTGCCTGTGCGACGAGCTCGGAAATCGGCTCTTCGGCGACGAGGAGGCGGAGCTGCTCGGGGCCAAGGGCAGCACGGCCATCAACTTCCTGTTTCTGGAAGCGCAGAAGTTGAATCAGCTCGACAGATCAGAAACCGATGCCGTGGAGGAAGCCCGAAAAAACTCCTGAGGCGCCCCACCCGGCGATTCTGCTTCCGGCTGGCGGCGCTCTTCGGCTGCTCCGTGCATGAGCTGACACAGCGCCTCACTGCCTCCGAGCTGATCGAGTGGATGGCTTACGATCAGCTCGAGCCCTTCGGCGAGGGCCGCCTGGTCCTGCAGCAGGCGATGATCATGCGCCAGCAAGCACCGCGCGATTCGAATATCGAGATCATCGATCTCGTTCCCTACATGCGGCCCGAGCCGGTGAAGCACTTGAGTGCCGAGCAGCAGGCCGATCTCGATCGACGCATGATGAAGTTTTTCAAGGCTAAGGCAGGGCTCGCATAATGGCAATCAAAGCCGGCGACATCTTCATCTCGCTGCGCGCCGACTTCGCTCAGTTCCGCGACGATCTCGTGAAGATCGGCGGCGAGCTGGCCGGGCATGTCGGCGAGATGAAGTCGTCGCTGGAGGGGCTGAATAGCGCCTTCGAGACTCTCAATAAAGGTCTCGGTGGGATTGCCGAGATTGTCGGCGTCGGCGCCATCCTCGAGGCCGGCAAGCAACTGGCGGATTTCGCCGTAGAGTCCTTGAGCGCGGTTGATGCGCTGGCAAAAACAGCTGAGGAGGCCGGCCTCACCACGGCGCAATACCAGGGCCTGCAATATGCGGCCACGCAGTCCAGCACCTCGCAGGAGACCCTCAACAGCGGGCTCACGCGGCTGGTGCGGACGATCGGACAGGCGGCAGAAGGCGGCAAGGCACAGCAAAGAGCCTTCGTCGATCTCGGTGTCTCATTCCTCGATGCAAGCGGCAAGGCGCGCGATACGCATGCCGTCCTGCTCGATGTTGCCGATGCGCTCGGCAAGCTGCCGACACAAGCTCAGCGCGCTAGAGAAGAGGTCGCCCTCTTCGGCAGAAGCGGCCAGGAGATGGACGCCTTTATGCGTCAAGGCTCCTCTGGCATCGAGGAGATGGAGGGCAAGGCGAAGAGCCTCGGGCTGGTGCTCGGCACCGAGGAAGTCGAGGCGGCGAAAAGAGCCAGCTCTGAAATCGAGGGGCTGCGTCTCAATTGGGAGCGGCTGACTGAGCACATCGTCATTGCCGCCGCGCCGGCCCTTGAGAAATTCATCGGCCTTCTCGCCCGGCTCACCAATCCGATGCCGGTCTATCGCGATCAGCTTGCCGCCATCGATAAACAGATTGAAGGGGCGAAGGAGGCGCTGAAGGCTGACGAGGCCGTGGCGAACGGCTGGCTAGGCGGCTGGCTGCCCAGCGGTCTTGCCTATGCGCAAAAGCATCTGGCGGACCTGGAAAAGCAGGCTTCCGAGCTGCGGCTGATGTTCGAGGATGTGACCGGCGAGGCGGGCGCCCGGGGCCTCTCGCCCGCAACGCCGCCGCCGCTGCCGCCTGCGGTGACGGGAGGAACGACTCGCGAGACCCAGGCACAGAAGGATGCGGCTGCCTTCGCTCGGGTAAAGGATGCTCTGACAGCAGAAATCGCCGCGCTCACCGGCGACAGCGAGGCTACCAAGCTGAACACGGCGCTGCGGGAGGCGCACGCCAAGGCGGGCAGCGAGGAAGCGGCCGAAATTCATTCCCTGGTCGATGAGATCGCGCGCGACACGAAGGCAAAGGCAGATGCCAAGAAGGCAAAGGAAGATGACAACAAGCTGACGCAGGAGGCGCAGAAGATCATCGAATCGATCCTGACGCCGCAGCAGAAATACAACAAGGAAATCGAAGACCTGACCAAGCTCCTCGCCGCCGGCAAGATCAATTACGACCAGTTCAACCTCGCTGCTAAAAAATCAATGGATCAGATGAATGCGGCCGACCCGGCGCTGAAACAGCAGGCCGAGGATACGAAGAAGCTGCAGGACGAGGTCAACAAGCTCGCCGATGACATGGGGACCGAACTGGCGAACGCCTTCCTGTCGAGCGCCAGCGCGGCCGACAAATGGAAGGCGCTGGCAACGACGGCGATCAAGGATGTCATGAACATCCTCGAACAGCTCTTGAACAAGGCGCTCGGTGGATCGACCGACAGCGGTCTCTCCGGCATCTTCGGCTCACTGCTGACAAGCGTCTTCGGCGGCGGCAGCTTTGCCAGCGGCGCGATCGGCGCCAGTGCGCCGCTGCCAGGCTCGCCCTTGATGATGGCGGGCGGCGGTCATCTGGGCATCGGCGATTGGGCAATCGTCGGCGAGGCCGGGCCTGAGCTCGTCTATGCCGACACGCCCGGCAACATCATGAGCGCCGAGCGGACGCGCGGCGTCTTCGGCAGCGGCGGCGGCGGGAATACCGCCTACATCGATGCACGCGGCGCCGATCCGGCTGGCCTGGCTCGTGTCGAGAATGCGCTGCGTGAGCTGCATTACAGCATCGAGTCACGCGCAGTTGCTGCTGTGAGTGCACAGCGCAAGCGCGGCGGCACCTTCACCGCGACGTTCGAGAGATAGACCATGGCCATCTACCCGATCGATCTTCCGAGCAATCCAGCCTGGTACAAGACCGTCAAATACACGCAGCGCGCCATCAATTCAATGACGGCTAATCCGTTCAGCGGTGCGCAGCAGGTCTACGTCTTCGGCGGCGGCTGGTGGGAGGTCGATGTCGTCTTGCGGCCGATGCGCCGCGACAATGCCGCGGACTGGATGAGTTCTCTGCTTCTGCTGCATGGCAAGGAAGGAACGTTCAACCTGATCGATCCTGTCGGCAGCACGCCGCGCGGCGCCTGGTCAACGAATCCGACCGTCTGGCATCCCAGCTCGAGCTACTATGCCGGCGGGGTTGCCATCAATGTCGGCGGCTTCGCCGCCAATCAGCTCAACTGCATCCGCGTCGGCGATTGGTTCAACATCGCGAACATGCCGGGCCTCTACCAGGTCACGGTCTCATCCGTGAATGCCAATGCCTCGGGCGTCGTCTACATCGAATTCTGGCCACCGGCGCGGGCAACGGCGATCTGGCATGGCTGGCAGGTCTTTCCGACCGGCGCCAAGGGCGTCTTTCGACTCAAGGCCGATACCGTCTATGAATGGAGCGAAGGGCCATTGATGACAGCGATTTCCTTCTCGGGCATGGAGGCAATTTGATGCGCCCCGGCATCGATCCGAACCTGATCACGCAGCTGCAGGCCGGCACGGTCGGGCTTGCCTTCTTGTTCGAAGGTCACTTCATCAATGTCTCAATCTATCTGTGGACCGGGCTCGGCGAGCTGAGCTGGAACGGCCAGATCTGGCAGGGTGCCGGCGTGCTGATGGGCATCGGCCAGGCGAAGGAAACCGAAGACCTGAGCGCGCAGGGGATGATCGTTTCGCTCTCGGGTATCGATGAGACCTTGATCAGCCTGGCGCTGCAGCAACTGCGTCAGGGCCAGGCATGCACGGTCTATATCGCTTGCGTTGACTGGACCACCAATGCATTGCAATCGACGCCTTATGCCTTCTTCACTGGCCGGGTCGATGTGCCGACCATCGATGACAGCGCAACGACAGCGACAATCTCCTTGCAGCTCGAGAACCGCCTCGTCGATTTCGAGCGCGAGAGGGTCCGCTTCTTCGACCCGCTGACGCAGAACATCTATTATCCGGGCGACCGAGGCTTCGATTACGTCTCCAGCCTGCAGGATGAAAAGATCTTCTGGGGGATCAGCAATTGAGCATTCCGCGACTTGAGAACTGGCCGATGATCCTCGCCGACATGATCCTGGCGGCTGCCGATCAACCCTTCGCCTGGGGCACGAATGATTGCTGCATGTGGTCGGCGAATGTCGTCATGGCCATCAGCCGCGATGGCGTCGATCTCGCCGCTGCCTATCGCGGCACTTATAGCGATCAGGCCGGCGCGGCGCAGGTCATCTCGGATGCAACCAGCGGCGGCACGCTTGAAAATCTCATGGTGCAGATCGCCGGCGCCAATGAGCTGAATGAATACCCGCCCGCCTTCGCCTGGCGCGGCGACATCGCGCTCTTCGACACCGACACTGGACCGGCTTTGGGCATCATCACCCCGCAAGCTGCCGCTGCTTTCGTCTCGCCGGATGGACTGGTCATGATCCCGATCGCCCAGGTCCGCCGCAGTTGGCGCGTTGCAGACGAGCCCTACGTCATGGCGGGCTTCATCGAGCCGATCGAGGTCTAAGGGATGCCGCCGGTTGCCGCCATCATCGCGGGCATCTCATTGACTGCGGTGCTGGAGTCGGTGGCGATCTCGCTCGTCAGCTCATTGGTCATCGGCGGTTTGACGCAATTGCTCGGCGGTCAGAGTCAGACCAAGCCCGGCGTGCAGCCGCACACCGAGACGATCAAGCAACCTCTCCTCCCCTGGCAGGTCATCTATGGACGGGCTCGCGTCGGCGGCGCCTGGGTTTATATTCATACGACCGGCAATCCTGTCATCGGTCAGAATTCAGCGCTGATGGGCGCGATCGTTCTTGCCTGTCATCCCTGCGATGCAATCGAGAAAATCTATTTCGGCGACCAGGAGGTGCAGCTCGACAGCACCGGCAATGCGATGGGCATTTATCGCAACTATGTCCACATATGGAAACACCTGGGTTGGCCCGGCCAGGCTGCCGATCCGAACCTGATTCAATGGAGCGA